TCTCCAATTATTTCAAATTCAATTGGTTTTCTTAGTTTTCTTGTTTTGGTTTTAACCCTCTGTTTTGGTTCAACGTGTACCTTTGGTTGAACGTGTACCTTTGGTTGAACGTGTACCTTTGGTTGAACTTGTACCTTTGGCTCTTTTTTAATCAATTTAAAATTATCAATTTCGGTTTGACTGTAACAGTCACTGCCTAACGGTTTATATTTCTTGGTACCTTTTTTACATCGACTGCTATTTGTATTAGTATTAATCATTTTGGGTTTCTTTACATTTGTTAGTTTAAAATTATCAATTTCGGTTTGATTATAGCATCCACTACCTAATGGTTTATATTTCTTGGTTCCTTTTTTACATCTTATATTCTTCGATTTTAAAGTGGTATTTTTTTTATTATTCATATATTAAAATCATATAATTAATCCTTTTAAAAACGGAATAATTTATTTAGTTGTCCGCCCCTACCATCTGCTACATTAATATTCGAATTGTGTATAACTAATTTTTTATAATTAGTTTGCCGTATTTTTGATATTTTTTGCTGTATAATTTGGTTAATTAACATTTGTTTATATTCACTTGCGGTTTGCGGCCTTCGTGGTAGACTATTTGTTAGTTCATCCTTAAAATATTTGTTGTAAATATAACTATTTTGGGGAGTTATCTGTTCTGGAACATAATTATTTTGGGTTTGTTGTCTTTGTCTTTGTATTTGTCTTTGTTGTATTGGAAATTGTTCTTGTTTTTGAGTATTATCTACTAAATGTAGTTTACCATTCGTGACAAACATACCCATTTTTGATAAAATATCTTCATATGAAATTTGAGGCTTTTGTTTTTGGTTTACAATAGGTCTTTTATTTTGTTTCAACATAGGATTTATATTTTCATCAAACCGAACCGCCTTTTTAACAACATTTATTTTTGGGTTTTCTTCTAATGTAGTTTCTTTTTTCAAACCCAAGTTATTTGTGGATGGTATTTCGGGATAAAAATCATTATAATCATAATCATAATCATAATTTTGTTCTAGTTCCTCCAATTCATTGATATTTATCTCCATATCTAGTATTAATATTTTTTATTTACGTGTATATCACATTTTTCTAAATAAATATTATTAACGTATACTATGAATACATATATACAGAATTACGGGTTTACTAAAACATATATTAAAACAAATGGTAAAAAGGCGGAAAATGAATTACAATGGATTGGTGATTACGACGGTGAAAAAGCGAATATCCAATTAGATATCAATGATAATGGGGAAAAAGGCCTAATAAACCTAGAATTAGACAATAATGATATCATGAGTTTATTATCAGTGAATTCTATTGCTCGACCTATTGACGAGCGACTGACTGATGACTTTTTAATGTTCGATAATGGTGTAATCGCTGTACCTCCTCCTACAATAAAACAAACACGAAAAAGACGATTTAGACATAAAAAAAGTGGTAAGCATCGTAAGCAAAAGAAACATAAAACACGTTCGAAACCATCTAAGTACGGGTTTAAATCTATTTTTTAGACGATTTATTGAACACACATTTTATTTACGGCGCATCTATAAAATTATTAAGCTGTCCTTATATTAATGTCTACATTTAGAAGATACGGCGGATTAAATTTTTCAGCAAATAATAACATAACAAGAAGTTATATTTCCAATTCAGAACAGCTTAATATTAACAACTATTCCGGATTACCAAATTCAAGAGAGGTATTTGCTAGTCATGTAGATTTAAGCGGTAATTCTATTTTACATACCGGTACTGTTTATTTTCAAGACGGCACTTCTATGTCTACTGCTGGTAATATGGGATCACAAGGTCCTCGGGGACCTCAAGGTTTTGACGGAACCATCGGCCCTCAAGGGGACACTGGCGATACTGGTGATACTGGTGCTACTGGTGTACAAGGTGCTACTGGTGTACAAGGTGCGACTGGTGCGCAAGGATATACTGGTCCTCAAGGATATACTGGTGCGCAAGGTGCTACTGGTGCGCAAGGTGCTACTGGTGCGCAAGGATATACTGGTCCTCAAGGTTATACTGGTCCTCAAGGATATACTGGTGCGCAAGGATATACTGGTGCGCAAGGTACTCAAGGATTTCAAGGAGTAACTGGTCCCGGTGGAGGCTCTAGTTATTGGGTTGCTGGTATGACTGCGAATTCTATTTATTACAGTTTGGGAAATGTAGGTATTGGTACTAATAATCCCGCATATACCTTAGATGTAACTGCCGGGAATATTGGCGCATCAACGGTTACGACGACTTCAGATTACCGATTAAAAACAAATATTATCGATTTAGATTTACTCGATTATAATACGGATAACTTGAGACCAGTTACGTATACTTATACTCCAACAGACAAAATAAATATAGGTTTAATTGCTCACGAACTACAAGAATATTATCCATTTTTAGTCGAAGGTGAAAAAGACGGTACAAATCATCAATCTGTCAATTATATTGGACTGATAAGCGTACTCATTAAAGAAATCCAAGAGCTTAAAAAACGAGTGACTTATTTGGAATCACGCACACAATAAAAAAATTGAATTGAATATTTCGAATACTAATTTAAAGAAATGAAACAATATTGTAGTAGCACCATGAGCACCATTCTTCCTATTTTATCTTCTCGTAACAGTCATATTAGAGATGCGCAAATTAAATTTTATGCGCATGGTCATAAATACGAAATATCAAGTGATCCTTTATCTAAATACACATCAGTCACCACATGGAATCACTCGCATTTTCCGAAATTCGACGCTGACGCTGTAATTGCTAACATTTTCAAGAGCAGATCATGGGGACCGACGCATAAGTATTGGGGTCAGACAGCTGAGCAAATTAAAGCGTCGTGGAAGACCAACGGCGATGCGGTTTCGGGTGCCGGAACGAATCTTCACGAGCGCATTGAGCATTTTATGAACGATGAATACATTTCGGGCGAGTACACCAATGCGGATTTGTTTGAAAGGGTCGAACTATCCGCGGACGAGCCATTGGAATGGCAGTATTTCTTGAAATTTGTCCAAGACAATCCGCAATTGACACCCTTTCGTACAGAGTGGATGATTTATCACGAGGAACTGAAAATTGCCGGCTCTATCGATATGGTATATAAAAATCCCGACGGTACATTGTCGATTTACGACTGGAAACGCAGCAAGGACATTACAAAAGTGAACACTTGGTCGAAATTCGCTACCAATCCGCTAATCAGTCATCTACATGATACCAACTTTTGGCACTATGCGCTACAGCTGAATACATACAAAGCCATTTTGGAGGCGAAGTACGGATACAAGGTATCAAGTTTGTTCCTCGTGCGACTACATCCGGATGCGAAAGAAAGCACCTATGAATTGTTGGAAGTGCCTATTTTGAACGAGGAACTCGATAATTTATTTGAAGAAAGAGAAAAACAAATAAAACAACTTAAACAATAATTATGTTATACTATATATTTCCGTTATGTATAGTTTAACACTTGTAAATCTACTTTTAACTTTCGGTACAATTGTTACATTTCACCATGTTTTTGTAAAATATCCACATTTAATAAATATTCTCAAGTCTTTTTTTCTTTTTTTATCTGATAACAATCCAACCATCATCGAATTTAATGATTCATTATCAGATTCGTCTAGTAACTCAGAATTAGAATCAGAATCTGAATTGAGTAATGAAACTACAGATATTGTTTATAAACCGGAACCATTGTTTGATAATAAATATTTGGATAAATTTAAACGATTCCCAAATGAATATGTTTTTTCAGATGAAGAGAAAGAACTAGAATTGGTTGAATTTGAAAAAATCAGAACAGAAAATGAAATCGATATTCGTAATAAGGTGAATGAAATTCATCAGCGTCTTAGTAAAATTGTAGAAATATGCGAAAAGGGTGTTGAGAATGATGAACTGAATGAATTTGGTCGTAGTAGCATAGTTGGACTATATTATTTAGAAGATGATTATGAGGATGATTTAGAAGATGATTATGAGGATGATCCAGAATCAATTCACTTTGATGAGCTTTACTTGGAATTATTAGAAGAAAAGATAAAGCTGGAATCCGATTTGACAGAGGTTCTAAAATCACGGTTGTCTGATGCCGTGATACAAGAAAAAGCACATCAGAATATGGTTAATTCGAAGTTGGACAAGTTAATCAATAGTTATGTATTGGAGTCTACACCATTAGGTAATATTTACATGCGATATAATAACACCAAGGGTTCATTCGAGTATTTTAGTAATAATAGTATTCCATATCGGTTTTTGGAACCCGTGGGTAGAAAGTATGTTATTACATTTTGGTGTAAGCCATTATTTGTGGATCTCGAAGAAGAATTACAGAAAGCGGAAATCAAATATGATGAGGATAAGAAGAAGCGAGAGGAACAAAAGTTGGTTGCTCCTAGTAAAACAAAGGATGTTCTGGTAAAGCTGAAAAGTTATAACAAGGAATCGCTTGGACCAAGTAAGAATAGAGGACCGGACGTTCCATTGCCGGCACATATAATGGCCAATTTGCCAAATGTTAAAACGAGTGGAGAGAAACAGCTCTTGAAGGAGAATGCGAATAGATATACATGGGAGGGTCGTTTGAGCAATTTTAATCCGCTTAAAAAGATTGACAAGAAAACTGTCAATAAACAGTTAAATCTAACATTTGCTGATTTTAAGCGAATGAAGTTGAATGAATCAAAATAAAAACTAGTTATAATATAACAATGGCATATAAAACGAAAAAAATAAATAAGAGACGAAGAATTAGGGGTTCAAAGAGATATTATGGTGGAGCAGACTTACAACCAAGTATACTTTCTAGAGTAGTCGGTATTGGTACGCAATTAGCTAATAAAGCTCTTGATATGGGAGTAGATGGTATAGCAAGTGTAACTGGCACAGACCCTAATTTAGGAACTGCTGCTGCTTTAGATAATTTAAAAAACAAAGCATCTAATATTGCTCATGTGTTAGCAGACACTAATTTGGGTGATCAATTAGGTTCTGAATTGGGCAAAGCAACCGAAAAAATTTTAGGACCTATTGAAGAAAAGGGTACAGATATACTTAATAAATTTATAAAAAAAGAGGAAGATGCTGTTGTAGGTTTAGGTGCGAATTTAGCCGAAGATGTTGCTTACCCAATTGTAGCACCTATACGCACGTTAACTAGTGGTATATCGGTTTTAGAAAATTCAGCAGAGGCTTTGGCTGAAAGCACTGGATTGTTAAAAGACCAAATACGGGCTTTTAACGACATAAAAGATAAGGTAAGTAATACGGTTTCGGCGATAGGTGAAGCAGCAGCACAAAGTGCTAATAATGTCACAACTGGATTAGTAGATAAAGCAGAACAATATGCTTCTAAACCCGATAACACATCGGCATCTGGAGTACAATTACCTACACCTCAAGTACAATCTGGTGGGGCAAAACAAATGAGAAAATATCGTAGCGAGGCGAAACAAATAGGTGGCCGAATTCAAAAATCATTGAACACTTTTTTATCACCCGTTCGTTTAACTCGAAAACATGTTCATAATAAATATAATCGCAGCAAACGTCGTTAAATTAGTGTTGACCTTTCTTCCAATTTAGAAATCCATTGCTTCTTACCAAGTTAAATGATGAGCCCAAATGCTGTTTACCTATACTATACGCTTTTTTCTCAATTATGTTCAATTGGCGCAAATATTGAACAATTCGTTCTTGTGTTACTATGTCATAGTTTTCAAAATTGTTGGGTAATTCCAAAGCTAATTCTAATTGAAGAACAGTTCTGTCCATTTTTAATTATATATGTTTTTATTGTTTAATATATAATTAAATCAATTTTTTATCAAAATTCTGTATCAACTTTATATATATTGTTACCTTTGGTAAAAATAGCAGTTACCTTTGGTAAAAATGGCTATTACCTTTGGTAAACGACACTGACCGGTTTATCTCCATAATACGTAACCGTAATAGAGACTTGGCTATTTGTTAAACGACTCAGAACATTTGTTAGTTGCGTTTCTATTTGATACCCATTTGCTAACAAAAATGATACTAAACTGGGTATTTCATCCGGAGTCATTAGTTCGTTATTGTAGCCGCAATTTTGGCCACTGGTGTACGATGTAGAGCCAAACGGATAAAACCCAGCACCACCGCCAACTCGTAAAAAGTTAGTGATGGCTAAGCAACACTCACGATATTCTCTATTTGAACTAAAATTTCTGTAAAGGTTTGGCATTCTGAGTCGCCTAACAAAACGTCTTAAAGGTCCCATTGGTTCTATGTTCGTACATAATATATTTTGGTACTGTTGTAGACACTCATGATAATATGGTTGCGAGGTAATGGTAAATGTATTTAATGCCATTTATATTAATTTGGATATTTATTATTGATATTTTAATTGAAACACACTAACAAATGTCTGAGAGAATCTAGTTCTTGTTTTGTTAGGCGAATTGTTTTTAACAGAGAAAAGAATCGATGATACTCGTCTACGGTTAATTCATAAATAGTTATTATACCTTCTTCATACATTTGGATCACTGTTAGAATCGTCTCATAAATTTGCGCATTCTTTTTATCTATGGATGATAATTTTGTAATAGTTTGTTTTACTTTCACAAATTTTTGTAATCGTTCATCTTTTTCCTCTTTCATCAATTTGGTTAGTTCTTGTTCTTGAATATCGTTTTGTCGTTCAAATTCAATTTTGCTGAATTCTATGATTCTATTGTATTCGTCATCTGAATTAGATTCAAAATAATTATCAAAAATATTATTTGTTAGTAACGTCTCTCTAATAATTGGGTCTGGGTTCCGAATATCTCTGTCT